GGAATTGCCGGAAATATTTCCGGTGGCATTTCCTATATTAGGAGTAGTAAATATAGGACTGATTGCTCTAGCTACTGAACCAGTTCCTGTAGTTGAAATTTCTTGGACATCGGCTAATACTCCGGTGGGATTACCAAGTACTGTATTAGCGGATTCTTGTTGTATTTTAACATATGTAACACTATTATCTGCTAATGACCCAGTAGTAACATCATTAAGTGCTAATGCTATTCTATCTAGTGATTGTTTCCAAGGAACGGTTATTAAACCGCTAGAACTTGAAATTGCCGCGTTAGGTGAAGGAAGTGTTACTAAAGTAGTCATTATTGATCTCCGATTTCGAAATTAGCTACAGCTGATAATAATGACCATGAAACTGGATCAGTCATTGTAACTCTGAATACCCAATTTCTAGCGATTTCTTGTTTATTCCATCGAACGCGTTTGTTTCTTTCCCCTATTTTACCAGCGGATCTTGGTATAATAGTTCCCCAAATTCCATCTTTTTGTGATTGTAAATTTACTTGTGGATCAGAACCTTGTCCGGTTGCTAAACCAACACCAGATTGAACATCTATTTGTATATTTCTACACGTCATGTAATTTAGATCTGAATCTAATGTTGGAAAAGTTCTTTCTCTATAAATAGGATTGGCTCCTTCAGCATAAATAGCAGTTGATGAAATATATAATTTTCCTGAGGAAACATCGCCAACTATATGTTTTCCATTAAAAAAGCCATAGCCATTAGATAAATCTCGTGTAGTTCTATATGATGCAGGATTCCAAGAAGTTCTTCTGTGCCATAAAGAAGTAGTACAATCATACACCCAAGTAGCATCTGCTATAGGAAATGTTAATACATAAAATAAATGTCCATCCTCAGCGTATGAAAAACTTTTTGCATCTGATACTGTAGAATAAGAAGCAAATATTCTATGCAGGGGCTCTGTACTTATGACAACTGGAGTATAACCATTTCCCCTATAAACAAGTGCTTGTCCTCTTTCATCGTGTGATAACCAAATGATACTATTATCCATTACCTGAACACTATCTACGGCTGAACAGCCAACTTCAATGAAAATACCCTCCGCCCTGCCATATGTAAATGGAGATGTACCCAAATTTCTCCATACTTCTGTACGAGTTGTTCCTAATAACCATAATTCTAAAGAATGGCTCGCTACGGTTACTAATTTATTTTGTTGAGAAGCAGAGGAAATACCAGCCTCTTGCAAAATATCCATGGATCTAAAATCACCAGCAGTAGTTATTTGGAAATAAATAGAATTATCTAATGTAAAAATTCCATAAGAATCTTGCATGGTGATTGATGATGCGGTTGCATTATTTGGTATTGCATTAGCACTAAATGTTAATGATGGTATATCATATACATATAAATTATTTGTCCCATCTACGATACCTATTTGGGTGAAATTGCTTGTAATTTGGCATAAACCTGTATTAGTAACTAGATTTCCTAATAATGTCGCCACACCGGAAGTGGTAATCTGATAAAAATTAGAATCAACTATGGCATACAACATTGACGTTGTTGCATAAACACGTCTAACTGAAAATCCACCTAAATCTACAAATAATGATTTACCTGGGGTAGAAAACAAAGCTGATTGATATTTAGTCTGATCAACTGTTCTTGACATAACTGGATATAAATTAATAGTTGTTTGTTGACTATAATTAGGGCTAATTGATTCATAACTAGCCCCTACAAAATTAATTCCTGGCATGATTACATCCTAGTGTTGTATTTGTTGCCAATTACTTGGTTCAATTGCTACGCTGACACATTCAGCATCCCAATTCAGACATTCATTAAAATATTCATCTGCTATAGGCTTTAACATTGGTAATAATGCTGATTTACCATATATTATTGCAATTGAGCAAGCTAATTGATATACCAAAGCCATCAACCATTCCTCAGGACAATCACATGTCTGATTAGCAGAAGTAACATCAGCCAATGTAATTTCATATGTAAATGGGAATATAACTGTCACATCATCAGGAGCCTGCCAAAGATATACATCAGCTGTATCTCTATTTGATTGACACATCCATTGAGTAGGGAAGCTACTATCACCATTTTTGAATGGTAGATTAAAATAACTATCGTATGTTAATTCAGTCATAGGGACATCAATAAGATCTACGCCACTAGTTCTGCGGCGCATTGATAATAATTTTAATGGTCTAGGTATAATATTAGCCACATCGTATACATAAATAACGGCCCCTTCATTTGCTGTCGCAGTAAGTCCAGCAGTAATAGTAACTGTAGTAGCTGTAGAAGATATGATAGTAGTTGATTGTAAATTATTATTTGATAATTGTATTAATATTTTATTGCCATTAACGAATCCAGCATTAGATGTGATATTTAATACCGTATCATTTAATAATTGATTAGTAGTTAATGTAGTATTGACATAGGAAGATACGGCAACATCATTGCCGCTTCCCATTGTATATTTATATTGTCCATTTTGGGGTATTAAATATGCCTCTGATCTGCGCCAAAGATGAAGACCTTTGGTAGCCCAATATTTCAATAATCTATTTAGAAATCGTGCAGCAACCTGCAAATCAGATGCCTGTATAACTTCTTCATTTGATGCCGCGCCCACTAATAATAATGCATCTTTAATGACCTCATCTCGGAAGTCATTATATACATATGTATTACTTATTGTCATTTAATTATCCATTTGGTGCTGGGGGTGGTGGTGGAAAATCAGCATCGTCTGCTTGAAATTGATCAGGTTGTTCTGGTCTTGATGGATCTGTTGCCCTACCTTCACCAGGTATTGTTCTTATAAAATCTTGTGGATGACGGGGTTCCCAGCAGGTATCAGCACATACAAAAAAATAGTCCCATCTCATCCTACCTTCTGATCGTTTACGTAAAAATCCACAGCAATCACAAATAAATTTGCTATCCCCGGGACTCCACGTAGGTTTATATCCTTTAGTCATTAGATATCTCGTATATAAGATAAGGGCCCCATAAGGGCCCTATATCATTGTTATTAATGTCCGCCAGGATTACCTTGGATGATTGTTAGTACAACTTCTCCAGAAGTAAATGACGTAACATTTAATCTTACTGCTCTTACTGGACTAGTATCAACTCCTGCAAAGTTGCCAGTTTTTGTGACAATAGTAGGATGATCAAATGCACGAGTAATGTTAACTTTGGCACCTGGAGATGATACAATTACACCGCTATTAACTACAGTATAAGTAAAAGTGTCTGCATCAACTACAGAAGCTACTAAATAACGACCATCTAAGGGGGTGCCAGCACCATATACCATAATAGTATCACCAGCGGTAGCATCATGGCTAACTACTGTAGCAGTAGCTGTTGTGGTGCTTCTAGTGGCATAAAATGGCACAGTTACATATGGATCATCATATGTATTTTCAACTTTATAGGTTAAATTAGCACCAGACGATACAATAGCTGCTAAAGAGATATTGAAAGCATTCTGTCTATAATCTACAGGAAACCATTTAGTGGCTCCTGCAGCTGTTGCTTTTAATTTACCAGGTCTCATATTTTAGACTCCTAGTTATTAAGCATTAGTACTAAAGTGGAGCATTAAGCCAAAGAAAGAATAATCACTTGTCAAAGCAGCATTCACAGTTAATTCAAATACATAATGAGAATGAGCAAGATTATTAAAAGCTGGGGTAGTAATTGCCAAATTAGTTAAATAAGGTTGCGCTTGTGTAGCAGTAGCTAGAGTGCCAGTTAATGGGATAGATGTAACTAATGGTGCAACATTATTAGCATAACTTACTAAACCAAGTGTAGCGGAATGTGCATTCAAAGCTGCAGTTCCGATGCTATAAATGACATCAATGCTGTCTAATCTGAAGCCATCACCTGCTGCTATACGTATAGCATTATTTATATCGAAACTAATAATATCAGTATCTGCTCCAGCAGTATGAACTAATGAGTAAAGACTTTGCGAAACCCTGGTTTTTGTCCATGTACCAGCTGTTTCAAGTATAGCATCATTGATTCCAACAAATTTTGAATTATCTGTGACTGCTCCTGGAGCCGTAGTTGATAAAACAAAAAAAGCATTAGCACCAGCATCTGGTATAGTATATGTATGTGGGGCTGCTTGTGTTGCATTAGTGATAGTAGTTACTACGCCAGCCGCATTGTTTGCGCCAACAAAATTCATACTGCCATCTAAGGTGTTTGGTGCGGCTACAATAAAACCATTGAGGGATTGTACTGGGCCGGAAAAGGTTGTTAAAGACATAAATTTTTCTCTTATATTTAAATACCGTCAGCCGTCAATGGCTGTCGATTTGCGTCGGATTAAATGATATTATGAAGAAGTGCCCAATCCATTGGGCACTATCATAATTTTTACTACTAAGCGCCTGGACTACCAAAAGCACCTTTAGGATCAGACCAACCAAAACTGTAACGTTCAGACATCTTGAACTTCATATTTTCAGTATCGAAATCATTGTCAGATGCAACTTCAAGAGCGCGTCTTTCAAACATTTTCATACCATCTGGACAGTCAGTGATAACAAACCATGCATCGGGATCAGTCAAATATCTATTTACATGAATACCATCTGGTAATACACCAGCGGCTTTCATTGCATTCATATCATTGTCTGCAGTAGCAACACGGAGATTAGAATTTAAGATACGTTGAGCTTCATAGGTAAGTTCTTTAGGAATGATAAGTCTTTCACCCATCACACTAATTGGTTTACCACGGAAATCTACAAAACTGTAAATATCAATCATTGCTTGTTCTAGTGCTGATTCAGATAAATCAGAATCTACTAATAAACGGTTAGCATAGGTTCCGCCTTGATATGGATGTGCAGTACTAAATAAAGCTACGCCATCACCACCGACAAAACTACCGCTGAAGCCATTATTTAAAACATTGGCTGCAATAATTTCTTTCGTTGTAGCAAAAGAACGTCCTAATGCTTCAGCACGTTTAGCTGCAACAATATCATACAAATCATCTTCTACTTCTTCACGAGTAATGATGATACCTGATGCATATACAACGTGTACATATCTGGTTTCAAAGCTTTGTTGCATACTATCGTAAGTAATGCCATCGCCTTGAGCTTTAACTGGAACTAAGCCAGTTGGAATCATAGCAACATCAAATTCATAGTTACGACTTGATGTATACTTTGCGAAAATTTTATCCCACATTGGTGCGCGATAATTGTAACCATCACCAAACCATTTATTCACCCCGGGTAGTAGTGAACGTGGAAAACTGCCTGTGGTAATAATACCAGCCATAAATTAAACTCCTAGAATACCAGTTTTGTAAAAGCCATTGTTGATCATACAACGCCATTTTGTGAAAGCCAAACTACCTGCATTAGAGTTGTTCACGACAGGAACCATTCTAATCAAGCGGATGGGGAAGGTTGCAGTTGTAGCAACAGTAGAACTATCCAATTGCATACCACTATTACCAGTAATAGTACTACCGGCAGCAACTATAATATTAATATTTTTAGTAGCATCTGCCAAAGCAATAGGAGTAACAACACCATCTTCTTGGGCTTCAAGAATCATCATAGGATCATCACATACATATACCACACGTTGTGTAGATGCTACTCGATAGAGAAGATCAAGATTGTTACGATCAGGTTCAAAGCCAACAATAACTCCCACAGCAGTAGTGGTAGTTGCAGCAGCTTGTGCACAGATAGGAAGAGCTAAACCAGTCAAGTCGGACTGAATTGTTACGACAGCAGCGCCACCAGCAATGTTTACTAAGTCACCTATAAATAACGCAGTACTGTCGCCAGTGCCAACGATATAAGGTTTAACTTTGCCATTGTAGGGTACTCCGTCGAATGTTTCAACAGGACTGAACCCATTGACATACGATACATTTGCCATTTAGTTGTTTCTCATAAATTATTGTTGAAAAAATTATTTGTTTGTTATTGATAAATTAGCTTTATAATAACCATCGCCTTCTAAGGCTTTCGCATGGGTAGTGCGCATCTCGCGTTTAGCTTCTTGTAAATCATCATAATCTCTCTTTT